AAAGAAGGCGAGCTTGGGGTTAATCTCGATAACGGTCGAATCAAAATTGGTGATGGGTTTACTCCTTGGGAACGTCTACCATATTTTCTAAACGAATTTGATTTAGAAGATCTTGACATATTACAAGGTCCTCCTGGCCCTCAAGGTCCTCCTGGCCCTCAAGGTCCTAAAGGAGATCCAGGAGAAGGTACTGGTGTTCCTGGACCACAAGGTGCTTCTGCTTATGAAATCGCTGTTGCAAACGGTTTTAATGGAACTATATCTGAATGGTTAGCTTCTTTAACTGGTGTGGTAGCAGCAGAATCTCCTGTTGTCTATACAAGAGAAACCAAAACAGTTTCTTTAAACTCAGATTGGTCTGATCCTCCCGACGCTGTTTTATTGTTTGAGAACGCAATTATTTAAATGAATGGAGCTCTCACATGAGTCTTGCTACCCAAGTTTCCAATTTAGCAACACGAATTGGTACAGAAATTAAAGCTGTATACGCCAAGATTGGTAATCTTTCATCTTTAACAACGACGGATAAGTCTAATCTTGTTGCTGCTATTAATGAGCTTCAGGTTTCAGCTGGCGCACAAATTAATGACACAACCCCTTCTTCAACTACGGTATATTCTTCGTCTAAGACTGATACTCTTTTAAGTGCTAAGCTTAATTCTTCGTCTTACACGGCTGCCGATGTCCTATCTAAGTTGCTTACTGTTGACGGAGCAGGTTCTGGTCTTGATGCCGATACGTTAGATGGCGTGTCTTCGGCAGGATTTGCCACTTCTGGACACAACCACGATGCAACGTATCAGGCTAAAGACGCAGATCTTACTGCAATTGCAGCTCTTCCTGCTACTGTTGGTTTGTTAAAGAAAACAGCCGCTGATACGTGGACTATCGACACCACAGCATACATTACAAGTTCTGCTCTTAGTCCTTATATTCTAGACAGTACCAAGAACCAAGTTAATGGTGTTGCTGGGCTTGACGCTAGTGGGCTTCTTTCTACTAGTGTTCTTCCTCCTTTATCAATCACATCAGTAACGGTCGTGGCGAGTCAAGCTGCTATGTTAGCTTTAACTGCACAACAGGGTGACGTTGCTATTCGTAGTGACATCAACAAGTCGTTTATTCTTTCTACAAATAGTCCCTCAACTTTAGCGGACTGGAAAGAGCTTCTTACTCCTACTGATACGGTTTCTAGTGTTGATGGTCGTACTGGAACGGTTACTCTTTCTGATCTCTACGCACCATATTCTTTGGTGGCTAATACTGGCGACACAACCACTAACTTTGTTACTGTGTTTGAGGCTGCGTTAGTCTAATGAGTCTCTCGTCTCAAGTCTCGTCCCTGGCGACACGCTTGGGACAAGAAGTCAAAGCTTTGTGGATTGCTATTAACGCTAAAGCACCCATTGACTCACCAACATTTACTAACAATGTTGTTAATAACGGTGCTTATATTCGTGTATCTAATGCTTCCGGTTCTGCTGATATGGAAATTAAATCATCAACAAGTGCGGTTTATCATGTGATGAAAGCATCCAATAGTAGCGGTACGGGTAATATTTATACTGAGTACTGGAAAAGTGGAACTAGATACTGGTTGTTAACTGTTACTGATGCAGCTTATACTCTTGGTTATCGTGATAGCGGTGGATCAACTGTAAATGCTATTTCGTTTGATAGAAGTACATATCCTGGCAGAGCATTACTAAATCGATCAACTGTGGCAGGCGATACTGCTTTGACAATAGCGACTAAGGATTATGTTGACAGTAAAGTTGCTAAAATCACCAGCACTGACAACGCTATTGCTAGATATGATAGTACGGCCGGAGCTTTACAAAACTCTGCTGTTACTATTGATGATAATGGTAAAATTGTTACAGTTGCGTCTGCTTCTGGGTTTGCCCCTATCAAGATAGCTCCAGGAACAGCTCCTTCTTCTCCTATAGATGGTGATGTGTGGAATGTTGCTGCTGGCCTTTACTATAGAAATGGTTCTGTTACACAGCATATTCCACGAGTAAGTATTAGTGGTACTGCTCCAGCATCTCCTGTTGATGGTGACTTGTGGATTGATAATACAACGCCGGCTTGGACAGCTCCAACTCTTACAAACTCTTGGGTTAATTATGGAGATATTTTTACTACAGCTGGTTATTACAAAGATGCTCTAGGAATTATCCATCTTAAAGGTTTAGTAAAATCTGGAACAACAAGTAATGCTATTTTTACTTTACCAACAGGATATAGGCCGAGTCAAGTAGCTATGTTTACTGTCGTTGCAGGTCCTGGAGTGGCACGAATTGATATTTCGACAAATGGAGCGGTTTATGTTGCGGCTTATATGGCTTCTGGGACTAATGCTTATGTTTCACTTGACGGCATTACGTTTGCGACGTTCTAATGACTAGTGATCATCTTACTTCTCGGCAAATCAATTCTGGATACGTTGTTCTTGGACAGCATCCTTTAACAGATGTTAGTACTGGGTTATCTTCTAAATCAGCAGCAACTAGTTGGGCTACTCAACAATCAAATAGTAAATTATGGCTTCCTCGTTGTGGAAAAGTTGGTGTTCATCTTATTGATGCTACCAGTGGTAAAACATTAAGAGTTGTAGACGATAATGTTGGCTCTACCTCACCAGTTATTGCAGGAACAACACTTGAATGCGTAGCTTTAACAACTACTACAGGATACAACTTTTTCGGAGGTCCTTGGGCACGATCGATTTGTTCGGTTTGGGGATCTTATGGATACAATATTACTATTGAGTTATATCCTACAAACGATGTTATTGGTGACACCACTGGTAGGGCTCGAATAGCCACTGGTGATGTTGGTGGAACCAGAGTTGCTTCTCGTACTGTGCATTCTAGACCAGTTATTAGTGATGGATTACCGCATCATATACTATTAACACATGAGTATAATGTTACTAGTAGTGCAATTAAACTGTATGTTGATGGTGTAAATACTGAAACTGTAACTACAACAGGAGTTCTTGCTGAGACTGCTGAAAACGCGCTTACTGCAGGAGTTGATGATTATTTTACTGGTTTTGATGGTTCGGTTTCTCATTTGTGTTTAACACAAGGAGTTCTTCCATTAGATGAAATCAAAGCTAGGGCTAATTTAGTCAATAAGGGGACAGGAAGTCGTTTTACTGATCAAGGTAAGTATATGGTTTGGGATGCTACAAATAGTACGTGGGTTCCAATGCCAAAATCATATCAGACATCAGCATGGAAAAATTTAGTTGCAGTTGATTATTCTGCTCCCGGAGCTACTAGTGTTACTGAAACGGTAGAGCTTGGACAAAAATTTCGATATGTTGAATATACCAACTCCGGATCTTTTGTATTTACTGCTTTACGCCAAATTGAGAATGCTCAAGTTCTTGTTGTGGGTGCTGGAGGAGGTGGAGCAGGAGCTTCGTCTCTTTATATGGCAGGCGGAGGTGGCGGTGGTGGTTCAGTTATTGAACAAAATTCGGTAACTATCAACGCTGGGACTAATGTTATAGTCGTTGGCGCTGGAGGAGCTGGTGGTAGTGCTGCTGGTACTGCTGGTGGTAACTCTTCTGCTTTAGGTTATGCTGCTTATGGTGGAGGAGCTGGTCAAAATAATGCTAACTCTCCCGCAGTAAATGGTGGTACTGGTGGATGCCGAGGTAATTATAATGCCGGAACTAGTACTTATGCCTATAAAGGTGGTAATGGTAGTGCAACATATCAATTTTCGGCAGGTGGCGGTGGAGGAGCTGGTGGTGCAGCCTCTAACGTCTCTGGTGTAAATGGAACTAATGGTGGTAGCGGCTACACTTCAACCATCACTGGTTCACCCACCAGATGGGGTGGCGGTGGAGGTGGTGGTAGCACTGCGACTGCTGGAACCGGTGGTTCTTCCGTTGGTGGTAATGGTGGTTCTGGAGGTGCTATTGGAAGTAACGCTGCTGTTGGAACCGGTGGTGGAGGTGGTGGCGCTTCATATACAGCACTCAATGGTAATAAAAATGGTGGAAATGGAGCTAACGGTCGAGTGATTATTAAGTATCCTATTTGGGATTAATTATATTTGTTGCAAGGCTATGGAGGATTAAATGGCATATGTTACTGTTAAACTTCGTCGTGCAACAGAAGCTCAATGGTTTAGGACTAATCCTATTCTTGCTGAGGGTGAAGTTGGCGTCACTTTAGACACTAACCGTATGAAAATTGGTAATGGGATTTCTCGTTGGAACTCTCTACCATATGTAATGGCTGATGCTGCGGAACCTGGTCCTGAAGGTCCTCCAGGCCCAGCCGGACCTCAGGGTCCTCAGGGAATCCAAGGAGAGCCTGGACCAGCCGGAGCTGACGGAGCCACAGGCCCAGAAGGCCCAGCCGGACCTCAGGGTCCTCAGGGAATCCAAGGAGAGCCTGGACCAGCAGGAGCTGACGGAGACGTAGGCCCAGCCGGACCTCAGGGAATCCAAGGAGAGCCTGGACCAGCCGGAGCTGACGGAGGGTTTGTTTCCAGAACTACATCTGAGATTACAACATCCTCATTAGCCAACAATGCAACCGAAGATACTACTGTTACATTGAAGCCTGGGTATCGTTTACTAAAAGTTGAAACTGATGTTGCAGCACGAGTCCGAGTTTATGATTCAACTGCTTCTCGTACTGCAGATGCGTCTCGACCGATTGGAACTGATCCAACTGGAGCGCATGGTGTTATATTAGATTTTGTTACTACGGTTTCTACTTTGGAATGGTGGCTCAATCCTGTGGTAGATGGTTACACAACAGCAAACAATGACACAGTTCCGCTTGCGATTACAAATTTGAGTGGATCAACAGATACGGTGACGGTAACGTTTACGTGGGTTAGGAGTGAGTAATGGCAACAACGTCTGTCGAAACTTTATTGGCAACGTGGGGTGCTACAGATGCAGGGTTTCGTATCTGGGCAACGGCTTGGCACGACACGCTGATCGCCCTTGGGCTGACGCAGGAGTACAGCAATATCGATCTCACCACGGTGACAATGCCGACAAACTCGCAGACTGAGGCCGGGGCACGGGTGTACGCCCTCAACGATTCATTGTCTGGGACACGTGAGATATATTTGCGTGTCGGTTGGGGTCGTGGGTCTACTACCTCAGGCGACTACGGTTTCCGCATCAGCCTAACAATCGGTACGACGCACAGCAGCGGAACGGTTGGCGGCTATGGGTTCAGCGGCTATATCACCTGTCAGCATGGGTCACTGGCTGATGGTGGCTTGGTTGGAGCAAGGACTGAGACAGGCATTGTCTTGTTCACGAACGTGTCTCACTCAACAAACCTTCAGACCGGGTTCATGTTGGAGCGAACAGCGAAGGCTGGGACGCCAAATACACAAGGGTATGTGCTGCTCTACTTCGGTCAAACCACTGACACGACAGGCACCTCTGGCAACGAATCTGCAATGCGGGCGGTAAACATAGACAGTGGTACTGTCTACCCACGTTTGTCACTCACTTCCATCACGTTTTCTATGAACCAAGTCGCCTCGAGCAGCTCCGCTATGTCGTACCTCTCGAAAGCCCCATTGCTTCCAATAGCCACATTAGGTGACAATGATCCGCTGCTCAACCTGGTGATCTCCCCTTACGAAATACGTACTGCTGGAACTATATTCTCGGCAACAGTCAATGGGGTCGCTGGTACATACCGCATACCAAAGAATCTTACTTTTGCCCCATCCAACGGCGGCTGTGCATTGAAAGTTGCTGACTGACATGGCTGGTCCAGCGACTATACCATCAAGCATTGTCGGATATCAGGCAGCCCAAGATAGTTCTGTTTGGCTAATCTGCAGTACAGGAACATTTCTGTCTACAGTAACCCCACCAACAGAAGGTCAACTTTGGCCTCGAGGTAATTCTTAAATACAATTAAAAAGGAGTCGCAATGTTGAACGATCCTATCATTGCTATTATTCGAACGCTTGTCCCTTCAGCAGTTGGAGCTGCTATTGCATGGGGCGCAGCTAAAGGTATTGGCATTGACGAAGAAACTTCTGCTACTTTAACTACAGCTCTTGTTGCGATCTGTACTGCGTTATATTATGCTGCTGTTACTTGGTTAGAACGAAAGATTGATCCAGCGTTTGGGTGGCTCCTTGGTGTTCCGAAAGCACCATCATACAAAGGAGATGATTCAAATGTCGTTGGGGGCTCACATGACTCGAGCTGAAATTCCAACTATTCAGATTCTAAATCGACCATTTAAACCTTTAGCAGTAGGTCTTATTTTAGCTACTGGAACGGTGGGAATTAATGCACTCCTTCAGCTGTTAGAAGGTAAAACTTTAGTTACTACGCCAGCATCAATTCCACCAATGCTTGGTCTGCTTGCGTTGATCTCTGTTGGGTCTATGTTTTATGCTTGGATGATTAGAAGCCAAAAATTATATGAAATTGGGTTAGTCTTTGCTGTAGGTGCTTGGGCCTTTCGAGGAATTGGTTTGTTGATAGACGGAGGAGGGCTTGGATTTATGTTTCCTATTGCAATGATGACAATGGCAGCCGGCGCTTTCCTCTTGGAGAGGGCTGATGAGCGTGATGGAATGGGGTGATATTTTTTTTAATATTGATGCTATGTTAGATCCTGCTTGGAGTACTGCTATTGGATCTTTGGCTGCAGCGATCAGCATGGCTATTATCACTATTGTTTCTTATTATTTTCCTAAAGATCATACTAAATTTGATGAGTATGAAATTGGTGAGAAAAAGAGGAAAAGGAAAAAGAAACAATTAGAAGAAGTAGATGAAGAAAATGGAGGATAATGTGAGTACTAATATTAGTGAATTCTTTGAAGAGTATGAAGGCATTCCTGCTATTCTAGAAACTGATTATGCTCCAATTGTTGAGACAGCTGAAGAGTATAATTATGTCGAGCCATCGACTGATGTTCCTCCTCCTGATGATTCTGACGAACAAAATCCAGGATTTGTAAATGGAGCACACACATGAAAACTGGACGACAAGCAGCAAAAGCATTTAAAGAAAAAAGAACCAATAAAGTTAATAAATGCCTCTGGGAATGTCAGGAAATTTATCCAACTAACCATTGGTACCCAGATGCTTTTGGGCAGTGGTTAAATGCTAAAAAGCGCCATTCAGGTAAAGACATTCCTGTTGGGGCGCCTGTCTATTACAAAGGAGGAGCGCATGGTCACATCGTTCTTTACGTTGGTAATGGAATGGTTCGCTCTACCGATGCTGGTGGCCCAGGAGTTATGGCGACTGTTCCTTTGGGATGGTTTGAGCGAGCTTGGGGCTATAGGTATCTCGGTTGGAGCGAAGATCTTGGCGGCTTAAACATTGAGTTTGAGAACCATCTTGAGGTCTTAGTCCGTAAATTAAAGCCTGGTGTTGATGATTCAGAATCTGTTAAGCAGCTTCGCTATCGTTTGATTCGTCGTGGATTTCTTAAGGTTTCTAAACCGTTGAGTTTAAACCGACCTGGAAACAAATACACTAAGTCTGTTGAAGAAGCTGTTAAGAAGTGGCAGAAGAAAAAGGGTTACAAAGAGACTGGTGTGTTTAACAATAAGCAAGCCAAAGAATTCTTTGAGCCTAATCCTCGAGTCAAAGTCATTCCGGAATAGAGGTCAAAATGGAAGATAATATTGACAATCCACATCAGACTTCTCGTGGTGAAGAGTTTTTAGAACACTTTGGTGTTAAAGGTATGCGCTGGGGTGTTAGGCGTGAATCTACTACTCCATCAACTAAAGCTCCAGAAAAACCGAAAACACCAACGCCTGTTGTTGTCTCTCAACAAAAAGGAACGTCAAAGTTAAAAACTTCTGGTGGAACTCGACAACCAGCCTCTGATGAGGCTGTTAGAGCCGCCGCGCTTTCTCAAAAATTAAGAAAGAGTGGAGTCAATTCTTTAAGTAATCGGGAAATGCAAGACTTAGTATCGCGTTTAAATTTAGAGCAGCAAATGAATCGGCTTACGCCAGTTGATACTAAAACTAGATTAAAAAGGAACGCTACCCAAATTTTAACTAAAGCCGGAACTCAAGCACTTCAACAAGCAGCTAATCAAGGAGCTCAATTTCTTATGAAACAAGCTCTTGAAAATTTAAAGAAGAGATAAGTTTACATAATAGAAAGAAGGCATAGATGACTCTTTCTAATAAGGCAGTGCCCATCTATTATGGCGAGTTTAGAGATGCTGTTCTTCGTGGTGAAATTCCTGTAAATCGGGAAATCTCTATGGAGATGAATCGCATTGATGCTCTGATTGAAAACTCAAAGTTTTCTTCAGATAACAAAGCTGTTAATGGGTTCATTCGTTATTGCGAGAATGAACTAACTTTAACAGATGGTGGCGATTTATCTCTATTACCATCGTTCAAACTATGGGCTGAACAAATTTTTGGTTGGTATTACTTTGTTGAAAGAAGTGTCTACCAACCATCTGAAGGTGATCGTGGTGGCCACTATGTTACAAAGGTTATCAAGAAACGTTTGACTACTAAACAATACTTAATTGTAGCTCGTGGCGCAGCTAAGTCTATGTATGCTTCATGTATTCAAAGCTATTACATTAATGTTGATACTACAACTACTCATCAGATTACTACTGCACCAACGATGAAACAGGCAGATGAGGTGGTTTCCCCTATTCGTACATCTATTGTTCGCGCTAGAGGTCCTCTGTTTAAGTTCTTAACGGAAGGATCTTTACAGAACACAACTGGTAATCGTATGAATAGGGTGAAACTCGCCTCAACTAAAAAAGGCATTGAGAACTTTCTTACAGGTTCTTTGCTTGAAGTTAGACCTATGTCTATTAATAAACTTCAAGGTTTACGTCCTAAAGTTTCTACAGTTGATGAATGGTTGTCTGGTGACATTCGAGAAGACATTGTTGGTGCTGTTGAACAAGGAGCTTCTAAATTAGAAGACTATTTGATTGTTGCTATCAGTTCAGAAGGAACTGTTCGAAATGGTAGCGGTGATACAATCAAAATGGAACTAGCTAGTATTCTTAAGGGAGAATACTATGCTCCGCATGTTTCGATTTGGCATTACAAACTTGATGATGTAACCGAAGTTGCACAACCTGAAATGTGGCCTAAAGCAAACCCTAACATAGGGCTTACTGTTTCGTATGAAACATATCAACTAGACGTCGAGAGAGCTGAAAAAGCTCCTGCTTCTAGAAATGACATTCTTGCTAAGCGCTTTGGGATTCCTATGGAAGGTTATACATACTTCTTTACTTATGAAGAAACTCTACCGCATCGCCCAACTGAGTTTTGGGAAATGCCTTGTTCTCTTGGTGCTGACCTATCTCAAGGCGATGACTTCTGTGCGTTTACGTTCCTATTTCCATTATCAAATGGTTTTTTTGGTGTAAAGACACGAAGTTATATTTCATCATTGACTCTTATGAAACTTCCCGCAGCGATGCGTTTAAAGTATGAGCAGTTTATTAAAGAAGGAAGTCTTCATGTTCTAGAAGGAACAGTTTTGGATATGATGGAGGTTTACGATGACCTTGACCGATTTATTGAAGATTCTTCTTATGATGTTCGCACCCTTGGGTTTGACCCTTATAACGCTAAGGAGTTTATCACGCGTTGGGAGCAAGATAATGGACCTTACGGAATTGAAAAAGTAATTCAAGGTGCTCGCACTGAGTCGGTTCCTCTTGGTGAGTTAAAAATCTTTAGCGAAGAGCGAATGCTTATATTTGATCAAGAACTAATGTCATTTGCCATGGGTAATGCTATCACACTTGAAGATACTAACGGTAACCGAAAGCTTCTTAAGAAGCGGCAAGACGAAAAGATTGATAATGTTGCAGCACTAATGGATGCTTATGTTGCATATAAAGCAAATAAGGAGGCTTTCGAATGACACAACCAACACGGGAAGAAGCATTAGCTCATTTTGGTGTTAAGGGAATGAGATGGGGCGTTCGAAATCAGACTTTACCGTCAACTATTGCAACGAATACTTCTACGAAAAAACCGATCTCAAAACCACATACATCATTTAAACCAACAAAAAAACAATTAGTTATTGCTGCTGCTGGAGCAACTTTTGTCGGATCGCTTTTCTTAACTAATAAAGCTTATAATATTCATGATCGGAACCAGTATGCAAGAGCTATGCAATTATATTGGTTTGAGCGTGGGGTTTTAGATTAATATTTTTATATAAAGCAAATAAGGAGGCTTTTGAATGACTCAACCTACACGTGAAGAAGCTTTAGCTCATTTTGGCGTTAAGGGAATGCGCTGGGGTGTTCGAAATGAACCAGGAGCTGGTGGTAGAGTTGGCGCTAATGCGAAAACAAGAACTACAACTGGTGGCTCTAAAATGTCTAAAATGGATGTTTTGTTAGCTGAAGGTCGTGGCGAAATGGTAGTTTCTAAATTATCATCATGGGCTCCGTCTCTTGCTACCACTGGGGCTGGTCTTCCTGTTTCCCTTGCTGTCTGGGGAGCTTCAAAAGTTACTTTTAATACTCTTGACGGTGGCACAGCAAGAGTTTTAGTTAATCGTGGAAATCGATTTCTACATGGAGAAAAACTTTCGTATAAAAGAGATTCGTCTTTAGCTAAAAAGAATATGTCATCTGATGATATTATG